GAGACTCTAAGACGCGCGTCACTGTCTTTTACGGCGGCGCAGGTTCAGGCAAGTCCTATTTTGTTATGCAGAAAATCATCTTAAAAGTGTTAGACAGTCAAAGAAAGGTTTTGATTGTGCGAAAAGTCGGAGCAACGCTAAAGGAAAGCGTGTGGTCGTTGACACTGGAACTCATACACACGGGCGGGCTTACTCCGACAGTCAAGCAAGTCAACAAATCAGATTTGACAATAGAGTTTCTGAACGGAAGCGTCCTACTGTTCAAAGGCTTGGACGATAGCGAAAAAATCAAATCTATCAACGGAATAACGGATATAGTGATAGAAGAGGCAACAGAAATAACGCTTGATGATTTTACGCAGTTGAACCTCCGCTTGAGGTCAAAAAAGCCTAACAATCAAATCCACTTGATGTTCAATCCCGTGTCAAAAGCGAATTGGGTGTATAAGTATTTTTTTGAAACAAAGCCCGACAACTGCGTAGTAGTTCAAACGACATACCGAGATAATCCGCACCTGCCGAAAGAGTATGTTGATTCGCTCCACGCGCTGGAAAACAAAAATCCCGCCTACTATAAAATATATGTGCGCGGCGAATTTGCAACACTTGATAAATTGGTGTTCCCAGTTATTCAAAAGCGCATAATAAGAGAGGACGAACTGACGGACGCATGGTTTTGGGCAGGAATGGACTTTGGCTATACGAACGACCCCACGGCAATTACATGGGGCTATTACAATCCTGCCCAAAATGACTTGTATATTACTGGCGAATATGATAAAATAGGTATGACGAATGACGTTATCGCTGAAACGCTTGTATCGTTAGGATTGAGCAAGGAAAAAATAGTAGCAGATAGCGCAGAACCGAAGTCAATAACAGAACTGAGAAACCTCGGAATTAAAAGAATCATAGCAAGTGTAAAAGGCGCAGACAGTGTGAAGAACGGAATAGACAGAATGCAAAGGTGTAATATCATCATTGACGAACGCTGCGCAAAGACGATAGAAGAGTTTGAAAATTACACTTGGCAAAAAGACAAAAAGACGGGCGAATACATCAATCAGCCTGTTGACAGTTACAATCACCATATCGACTCAATAAGATATGGCATACAAACGGTGATAAACAAGAAGCGCGGGAAAACCGCCGAATATCAATCAATATTGTGAGGTAGAACAATGACGGAATCAGAGCTAATAGAGCGCGCAAGAGATATGCGCGACAAAAACATACGGTACGAAAGTGAAATAGCACACCTTGAAGAAATCGTTGAAAGGCTGGATGCTGAAAACAACGAGTTAAAGGACATCAAAGCAGACCTCGAAGAGGACAACAGATACCTTGCAGAGCGCGTCAAAATGCTGGAACACAAGAGAGACGAGCTGATTGACGAGCTGAAAAGAGTCGGCAACAGCGGGGAACGCAACTTTATGGCGGGTCAGCTTATAGCGTATCGTCAGGTGCTTAGAATGATTTTAAACCGTGGCAAGGAGTGATTTAATATTAAAACTTATCAGGATTTAGTGAAAGTCGGCAACAACGAGAACGCGCGAATATCTTTTGTGTTGGACGCAATAAATGAGCACAAAGGAAGCAAGGCTTACAGAATCGCGCTCGACGCTGACGCATACTGGCGCGGCGAAAATCCGACCATTATGAAGTATGAGAAAATCATTTATGATATGCAGGGCAAAGCTCATATTGACAGGTGGACGGCGAATCACAAGATAGCAACTAACTTTTTCTATTTTGCGGTAACGCAGGAAAATCAGTTCTTGCTGTCAAACGGCACAAACTTTGGCAAAGAGGACACAAAAGAAAAGCTCGGCAAAAACTTCGACACACAGCTACAGAAATTGGGTATATATGCCCTCTGCGGCGGCGTGTCTTTCGGCTTTTTTAACCTCGACCACATTGATGCTTTTTCTCTGCTTGAGTTCGTTCCGCTTTACGACGAGGAGAACGGCGCGTTAATGGCGGGTATAAGATTTTGGCAGATAGCAGACGACAAACCGCTGAGAGCGACGCTCTATGAGCTGGACGGCTACACGGACTACATCAAAGACACAACGGCAAGAGTGCTAACCCCAAAAAGACCGTACAAGATACAGATAGCCCATACGGAAGCGGACGGCGACTATATCTACGACGGCGAGAATTACCCTGAATTTCCTATTGTGCCGATGTGGGCGAACGATAAAAAGCAGTCGGAGCTTGTCGGCAGACGCGGAACACTGGACGCTTTTGACCTACTTAATTCTAACCTCGTCAACAATGTCGAGGACGCGAATCTGATATACTGGGTTTTGACGAACTGCAACGGCATGGACGAGATAGACGACGCAAAATTCATAGAGCAGATTAAGTCAAGCCATATCGTGCACGCAGACGGCGACGCAGGAGCAAAGGCAGAGGCACACAGCGTGGAAGTACCCGTGAGCGCGTCAGAGCTGTCAATCGAGACAATACACGACAGACTTTATCAAGATTTTATGTGCTTCAATCCTGTTTCGCTTTCGGGTGGGAATAAGACTGCGACGGAGATCAATGCAGCTTATGAGACGCTCAACAATAAAGTGGACGCTTATGAGTATTGTGTCAACGAGTTTGTTATGGCAATACTCAAAATTGCAGGAATAGAGGACGAAGCTTCTTTTACCCGCTCTCAGCAGTCTAACAAAAATGAACAAATGGAAATGCTTTTGTCCGCCGCTGAATACCTTGACGATGACACGATAACAGAACAGGTCTGTAATATCCTTGGGCTTGGCGATAGAGTCGACAAGATAATCGCCAATAAACGCGCAGAAGAAGTAAACCGAGTTGAACCGCTGGAGGTGATAGATAATGATTAAACTCGCAGACGGCAGAGGACATTTATACCAGTGGGACACAGGAAGACAGGTTGAGTGCGACGCTGAACAGGTGCATTTTTCCAATCACCACTACGGAGCAAGCATAGATGTAGATATCAAAGACGGCAAGGCAATGATACCGAATCAGCTACTGACAAGCGCGATACCGTTAAAAGCGTGGGCTTGGGTTAAAGATAGCAGCGGCGAATACACAAAAGAAGAGCAAATATTTTTGGTTGCCAAAAGAAACAAGCCGTCCGATTATGTGTATACGCCTACGGAAATAAAGACTTGGCAGGACTTGCAGAATCAGATTGGCGACTTAAACGACCTTAAAACAAAACACAAAGACAACCTCGTCAACGCGATAAATGACGCGGCAGGAAGCGGTGGAGCTGGCGACTTTGTAATCAAAATGACGGTCGAAGTGAACGGCGATAATTATACGGTCACATCTTGTGATAAAACAATGGAGCAAATTGACGCGGCGGTTACAAGTGGTCAAAACATCAAAGCGATTGCATTTGATAAATACATCATGCCCTTGATTCAGATTAAATACGGCGAGTCGTATACTTTCGGAGCGTTTTTAGGCTCGTTCTTAGTGGCGGCAACTGTCGCGAAGAACCCTGAATCCGGCGCTGATGATTGGCAGTTTTATTTGGCGCCTATCACAGCAGATATCGTTAACTACTCCAACGCCGCGATGCCGAACATATCGACGGTCGAAGAAGCACTCGACGAACTCGTCGCAAAATCCCACAGCCCCGCCTATTATGTCGACCTTGCGGGTACTTACCCAAATTACACAAGCCCGGTAACTATGGACGATATTAAGACGGCTTATAACTCCGGCTATAATCTTGTCTGTCGTTGCACGCTGGGTGCATATACGGCAACACTTCCGCTCTTTATTCCAATGCCTGCCGCTAACACTTGGATATTTTCGGGTTCGGGAGCGCTGAAAAGCATGGGCTTTGACGCGCAGTCGTTTACCGTAGCGATAACAGCCAATGGCGTTGTGGCGCAACAAACTCCACTTAATAAGCCGCTCAACATAACAGCTGGAGGTAAAATCTACACTTACGACGGTAGCAATGCGGTCAGCGTCGCGGTTAAAACTGAAGCAAACTCGGTGACAACCTCAGACGGAAACATAGCCCTTGCCGACAACACCGAGTACCGGCTTGCCGATGTCACGACCTTAACGCTGACATATCCTACACGCAACTTCGAGTGCTGGATGCGCTTGAACTTCGCGGCGAGCGGTAATGTCACCGTCACTCTGCCGACAGGCACAAAATATATCGGTACAGCACCCGATTTCAAAAACGGCGAGACATGGGAGCTCAGCTTCAAGGACAAAGTTCTGGCGGCTCAGAAGGTCGGTGAGGGCATATGAGACGCAGATTGATGATATTTAAAAAAGCTGATATCCCGCTGCCGGAGGGCTATACCGCAGTCGATTATTTGCAGTCCTCGGGCGAGCAGTGGATAGAAATGGGCGTTGCACCTAATCAAAATACTAAGGCAGTTTTAAAAATAAAAATCAACGTGTTTACGAATACGGGCGCGTCGCTCATCGGCAGCAGGACAGATGTTAATTCCGATGACCAATTTACGACATATTTGGACGGCTATGACGGCACAAGATTTCTGTTTCGAATGGACGCTCGCCCCGAGGCAATCTCTTGGAAAGGATTAACTACGGATAAGATTTACATAGTCACGCTCTCGGGAACAGAAATGAAAGCCGAGCTTGAGGACGGAACGGCGGTGTTTTCAAAAACCTTCTCCGTTCACGATTTCACTTCGACGGTGACGATGGCACTGTTCAGGGCAAAAGGTGTGGGCGGTACATACTTTCAGGGTAGAATCTACGGCTGCAAGCATTACAGCGGAGACGAGCTTATTCAGGACTTTGTGCCCTGCCTCAACGCTGACGGCGTGCCGTGTATGTTTGATTTGGTTTCTCGAAAATCTTTTTACAATAAAGGCAATGGCTCTTTTACGTGGGGGTGATTAAATGATATACGGAAAACTTGTGGACGGCGAGCTCAGAGGAGCACCGCGACCGATAAAAACGGCGGACGGCGATGTGTTTACAAATGACCCCACATTGCTTTTGCAGTACGGCTATAAGCCGATAATTTTAACGGAATATCCGTCTGACGGAAAAAGTTATATCGACTCGTGGACGGAGACCGAAACGGAAATAACGCAGGTGTGGACGGAGCAGCCGCAGACGGACGAAGCGACCCCTGAGCAGCTGGAAGCGGCACTACATCAGATAGGAGGCGCGGTCGATGAAAATCAGTGAGGTCAATAACATTGTCGAAAAATCAACGGCTAAGATAATCGAAGCATCTGAGGTCAAGGCGGACTTGCTCGCGGTAGCTGCGCACATTCCGAAAGGACAGCGAAAAAAATACGGCGCAGAGCTTGAACGCATTCTTGCAAAATATGACGAATAACAGGAGGTAATGATATGAATATCTGCATATCAATCGGGCATGGAAAATCGGCAAAGGGCGGCTATGACAGCGGCGCTCTCGGCGGGAACTATCAGGAGTTTAAAATCGGTCGAGAAATCGGCAAGTACATAGGCGAGATTTTTAAAAACTACGCCTGCACAGCCGATGTCATAAACTATGACGCGACGCTTTATCTGACGGAGCGCATAGCACATGTCAACAAGCACGGCTATGACCTTGCAATAGAAATCCACCTCAATGCCGCAGGCGGCACGGGGAGCGAGGTCTATTACAAGCACAAGAGCGCAACGGGCAAGAAGCTCGCGGCGGCAATCAGCAAGAGCATAGCTAATACTTTCGGCATCCGCGACAGGGGCGCAAAGGTCAAAATAAACCCGTCAAACGGCACGGACTATTTCGGTTTTGTTCGCTCCTGTAAATGTGAGTCTCTGCTTATTGAGACCGTATTCATTGACACGGCAAGCGACCGCAAGCACGTCGAGACCGCCGCAGGACAGAGACAGTGCGCGGAGGCGATAGTTTCCGCCATTGCCAATTTTTACGGCATAAAGAAAAAGTTCGCTCCGGCAGTCAAGCCGAGCGAGGACAAGCCTACAGCGGCAACCGTCAGAGCGGGCGATATCGTCAAAATCAAGGGCAGCAAGTACGCGACCGGGCAGAGAATACCGATGTGGGTCAAGCTTAAAAAGCACACGGTCAAGACCGTCAGCGGAAGCCGAGCACTGCTCAAAGAAATTCGCTCGTGGGTCTATGTCTCCGACCTTACCGTTGTGCAGTCGTCTGCAAGTATAGCGGTAGGCGCGACGGTTACTATTCAGCCGGGCGCGACCTACGGCGGACTCACGGCGGCAAGAGGCAAGGCAGTCCCGAAAGAGCAGCTTGCACCGAAAAAGCACACGGTCAGTAAAATAGAAACTCACAACGGCGTAAGAGAAGCATTGCTTTCTGATATAATGTCGTGGGTTGCTATAAAATATTTGGAAATGTGAGGTAACACAATGAACAAAATTAAAGACATTTTCGCAAACATCGGCAATGTCAAGGTGGGCACATGGGTTAGAGGCATCCTGCTCATTATCTCATTTGTCAACATGGCTCTTTCGGCGGCAGGCAAAGCACCTATTCCCGCCGACTACAACGAGCTTTACACAATCGTGAGTGTTATTTTCTCAGTGCTTGTCGGAATCTCGGCATACTGGAAGAACAACAGCTTCACCGAAGCGGCACAGACGGCTGATAAGTTCCTTCATGAGCAGGGCGATGCAAAGGAGGACGCTGGAGAATGATTATAGCAATACTGTATAATCTGCTCAACCTTATGGGACTTTACGGTGCAGGGATCGTCGTAGCAATTCTTAAACTTTTGGGAATGATGTAATGGATAAAGCGCATAGCAGTACGGACAAAATGCTTGAACGAATGGAGCGCGAGTTGACAACAATCTACAGTAACGCGCATGCCAATGTTCAAAAAGAGTGGCTTGAGTATATGGAATCCGCGTCGGACGAACTGGCAGACCTGCAAGAGGCTTACGACAAAGCCAAAAAGGCGGGGGATATGGAATCACAGCGCAAGCTCGGCAGAGAACTCCGCGCAATGAAAAAAGAATACACCGTCCAAAATGACCGCTATAAACAAGTGGTAGAGAGAACCGCTTTAGAACTGGCGAATGTCAATGAAATAGCGACGGCATATATTAACGGTCAGCTTCCGCCTGTCTATGCGCTGAATTACAATTACTTTGCAAGCGGCTTTTCAAAGCAAGGCATATCCTTTTCTCTGATTGACGCGAACACCGTCAAATACTTATCGACCACGAATAAATCGCTTTTGCCGCAATATAAATTAAATGTCAATAAAGACGTGCGTTGGAACACAAAGAGGTTGAACTCGGAAGTCCTGCAAGGAATTCTACAAGGCGACAGTATACCGAAGATTGCAAAGCGGCTTGAGCACGTTGAAAATATGAACAAAAACGCGTCAATCAGAACCGCCCGAACAATGGTAACAAGCGCAGAAAACAAGGGCAGAATTGATATGCTCGAAAAAGCGGAATCCGAGGGAATTATATTTAAAAAAATGTGGATAAGCGCACACGACGCAAGAACAAGAGACTGGCACAGAGAGCTGGACGGACAAATGCGCGACAAAGACGAGCCGTTTGAAAATGCAGTCGGGAAAATAATGTACCCTGGCGACCCGTCGGCAAATGCAGCTAATGTTTATAACTGTCGGTGCAGTCTTGGCTATAAGATTCTCGGATTTAAAAAATTGGAAAGGAGCTTAAAAAATGGGCGACGACTTCAAGGACAATTCCGAAGAGTATAAAGAGCTGAGAGACGCAGCAATCAGGCGCGGATTAAGAACAATCGGAATGGCTGCTGAAACTCACGCAAAAAGCAACTGTCCAGTAGATACCGGCTACGCACGCAACAGTATCACATTTGCCCTGTCGGGAGAACCCGCAAATATATCCGCATATCAAGCAGACAAAGGCAAAGGAAACAAGCCCCCACAGACAGGCTATTACAAAGGCACAGCAGGAAATCTGTTAAGCAATCTTTTTGGCAAAATGGCGGGCACTGCTAATTATGTGTTAATCGGGAGCAATGTCGAATATTTTCCGTACATCGAAGAGGGCGCGAGAGGTAGGAACGCTTGGCATACTCTGAGACGCGCCGCGACAGAGCACAAAGACGAATACAAGCAGTTGCTAACCGATAGTCTTGAAAACGCTTGACAACAATTTTTACTTGTGATAAAATACAAGTGGTAAACAAATGTTTGCCTATAATCAAATGGCGCAGAAATGCCACCGAAGAACAGGAGATTGAATAAAATGGCACTTACAAGAAGAAGCCTAAAAGCAATGGGCATTGAAGATGACAAAATCGACGAGATTATATCGGCACACGCCGAAACGGTTGACGCGTTAAAGGAACAGCGCGACAATTACAAGGCGCAGGCTGACGAGCTTGCAAAAGTCCAACAGAAATTGGACGAAGCAAACGAGACAATCAAGGCTAATGGCTCGGACGCATGGAAGGTCAAGTATGACGCAATCAAAGAAGAATACGACAATTACAAATCAGACATATCTGCGAAAGAAACTACACGCGCAAAGCAAGCGGCTTATCGCGAAGTGTTAAAGGCGGCAGGAGTCTCTGACAAGCGGATTGATAGCATTGTTAGGGTATCTGATATTGATTCTGTCGAGCTTGACGAGTCGGGCAAGATAAAGGAAGCTGACAAGCTCGCCGAGAGCATTAAAAACGAGTGGGCTGATTTTATCGTTTCCACCAACACAAAAGGCGCGGACACTGCCACTCCGCCGACTACCTCCAAAAAGTCATTTAGCCGAGAGGATATTGACAAGATGACTCCCGACGAAATAAACAAGAATTGGGAGACAATCAAAAATTCACTTAAAGGAGAAAGCTAATTAATGGCTGTTACAAGTTTTATTCCTAAGCTTTGGAGCGCGAGACTTCTTAACGCGCTCGACAAGTCCCATGTTTTTGCCAATGTCGTTAACCGCGACTATGAGGGCGACATTCAGAAGATGGGCGACACCGTGCATATCAACACTATAGGCGCGGTCACTATCGGCACTTACACAAGCAACACCGATTTTACTTCGGGTCCTGAGACGCTGGCTACCACCGACCAGACGCTCACGATTGACCAGGCAAAGTATTTTAACTTCCAGGTTGACGACATTGACGCGGCACAGGCGGCTGGTGATATAATGGATAAGGCAATGACCCGCGCAGCTTACGGTCTCGCGGACGCTTCCGACAAGTATATCGCGGGCATTCTTGCAGGTGCAGCTGATACGACTAACCTCGTTTCCTCGACCGCTGTTGCTCTTACCTCGTCTAATGTCTACGAGAATGTCGTCAAGATGCGCACTATCCTTGACAAGGCAAATGTCCCGACTGCCGGACGCTGGCTTGTCATTCCTCCCGAGATGTACGCTCTTATTCTCCTTGATGATAGATTCGTCAAGACAGGCGGCGAGATGGCAGAGGGCATACTGAAAACTGGTCTCGTTGCTCAGGCGGCTGGATTTGATATTTATCTGTCGAACAACTGCGTAAGCACTACAAGTGGAACTGACCCGAAGGTCACTACCTACACCATCACCGGCGGTGTTGACGCAGCAGCAACCTACGCCGAGCAGATAGTCTCGACCGAAGCATATCGTCCTGAGAAGAGATTCGCCGATGCGGTCAAGGGTCTCCACGTTTACGGTGCAAAGGTTGTCGACAAGGCTCAGATTGCTTGCCTCAAGGCTACATTCGCATGATTCTAAAGCGCGGTAGAGAAACGGTTGAGATTCTTGACGCAGACCACGCCGCGGGATTTATCGCAAGCGGCTGGAAAGTTGCCGAGGAAGTAAAGACCAAAAAAAAGAAGTGAGAAAGGCGGCATATTATGCTGTATGAACTGTGCGCGGAACTCCGCAACTGGTTTGTGTCTGAAAAACACAACGGAACTTTTACAGTCAAGGACGGCAATATGCCGCTTGACTTTTTGCAGGACGGGCAATATTTTCGCGTCCTTGGGAGCGTCTACAATGACGGTGTGTATCAGTACCCCGCCGTTTTGACGGACGAGGTATTCGAGGGGCAGATATGGGCTATGCGTGTGCCTCCAGCGTTTATAGCCTTATCAGGGGAAATCGATGAATATATTGCAAAGAACGCAGAGAGTCCTTATACCTCTGAATCGTTCGGCGATTATTCATATACTAAAGCCACGGGCGAGAGCGGAGCACCGCTTACATGGCGCGATGTTTTCGCCTCACGACTTAATGCTTGGAGGAAAATATAATGTCTCTTTTATCAAGCGCAATGCAAAGATGTGTTTTTATGCATGAGCAGACAGCACCCGACCCGCAGGGCGGTTTCACAATTACATGGACGGACGGCGCAGAGTTTGACGCGGCTATCGTGTTTGATTCTTCCATACAGGCAAGAACGGCGGAAAAAATGGGCGTTACCTCCTTGTATTCCGTGACCGTCCCAAAGGGTGTGCCTCTGCATTATTATAGCGTGTTTCGCAGACTTTCTGACGGGCTTACGCTCCGCATAACATCACGCGACACGACCGACAAGCAGACCCCCGAAAGCGCAAGTTTTCAGGTCTCGCAACTGACCGCCGAACAATACGAGGTGACACGATGACCAAAGAAGAAACACTTTATTCTTTTTATAGTCAATTCGGAACGGCTTACGAAGAAACGCTTTTGCCAAAAGGCGCAAGCTTGCCGTATTTGACCTATTCCGTTTCAACCGCCTCTTTTGGCGACGGCGATACATCGCTTAGTCTTTCGGTGTGGACGCGCTCGACCTCTTGGGCGTTGGCTAATTCAATCACGAAAAAAATCAGCGACACATTAGGACTGGGCGGCGTGATTATCGACTGCGATGACGGCGCGGTGTGGCTTAAAAGAGGCACTCCGTTCGCCCAAAATATGGGCGACGAATCTGACGATTTAATCAAACGCAAGGTTATAAACATAACCGCAGAATATATTTAAGAAAGGATGAGAGTATGAAGTATACTAAAATTCCAAGCGATACTTTTAAAAAGCTTCAGCTCAACGCGGCGATTATTGCCAAAGCTTTTACTCCTGCAACTGGTACGCTTGAAGCGGAAGACCAAATAGGCGCGACAACTGGCGGTATCTCTTTTAACGCCGCTCCGACTTATTCGGACTTTGGCGAAGATATTGACAACTGCCCGAAGAACATGAAAGAGCTCAAAAAGCTCGACTCTTGGGAAGTCACGGCAAGCGGTACTTTTGTCACCGTAGACACCGCAACGGCAAAGTCGCTTATCGGCGCGGCTGATGTTGGCACTACTGATACCACAAAGGTAACGCCGCGCAACGATGTTCTCGACGCTGATTTTTCCGACATTTGGATTGTCGGCGATTATTCCGACAAGAACGGCGACACGAAGGGCGGCTTCATTGCAATTCACCTGATGAACGCTCTTTCGACTGGCGGCTTCCAGCTCCAGACCTCCGACAAAGCAAAGGGACAGTTCGCATTTACCTACACCGCGCACTATTCAATGGCGGCGCAGGACACTGTACCGTTCGAGGTCTACATCAAGACCGGCGAAGCTGAAGCATAAAAAATCATATGGAGGCAAATTATGGTATTCTTATTCGACTGTGACAATGACGAAATCCTGCTCCCGAGAGCTTACGACCTTATCGACGACTCAAAGGCGTTTATCGACCTGATGAGAAAAACGGAGGTCAAAGACAAGAAAGTAGAAGACGGCAAGGCAGCACTTAAAATCGTGCTCGAAAATATGCTTAAAAAGCACCCTGCCGAAACAAGCGCATTTCTCAAACGCTTTTGGATTCTCGACAAGGGCGAAAAAGCGCCTAATGCGCTTAAAACTATCATCACGCTTTTGACAAGCGAGGGCGCGAACGATTTTTTTACATCAGTCGTGCCGTTCCTTGCGACGTTTTCAAAGAATGTCTCTGCCGAATAAATTTAAAAAGTTTTAGGCTGTTTGGCTGGGGCTATGTGAAAGACATTTGCATAGCCCTTTATAAAAAAAGAACGGAAGATGAAATATATAGGGTTTATGTAACAGACTGTCTACAAATGATAAGCGAGAACACAGCGAATCAAGTCGGCGGCAAGTTCATACAGAAACGCTATTATGATATATTGAATCCTCCGCCCGTTGAAACGAGAACAGCCGAAGAAATCACTATAGAAATCGCAGATAAATGCGGGATAGAGGTGATTCATTGAGTTTATTTGAAGTATTCATAAAAATCGGAGCGGACACATCCGAATCCGATAAGGCAATAAAGGACACAGGCGCAAAAACAAAAGACTTAGGCGAAAAGGTTAAAAACGGCTTAAAAACCGTTACCAAAGTAGCCGCTGCCGCAACGGGCGCAATGGCGGCAGGCGTGTCAAAGGTAGTCAAGGACGCGACAGCCGCTTATGCTGATTATGAGCAGCTCGTCGGCGGCGTTGAGACTCTTTTCAAGAAATCGTCTAATACCGTCCTGCAATATGCGGATAACGCATATAAAACAGCGGGACTTTCTGCCAATCAGTATATGGATACCGTGACAAGCTTCTCGGCTTCGCTGTTGCAGTCCTTGAGCGGCGATACCGCAAAGGCGGCAAAGTATGCGGATATGGCAATCACGGATATGTCTGATAACCACAACAAGCTCGGCGCGGATATGTCCTTAGTCCAGTATGCCTATCAAGGCTTCGCAAAGCAAAACTTCACGATAAACTTAATGTCCGCCGCGTGAGCGATTGCGCGGTCGAGCGTGCGTGAACCTGTCAAGGGTGTGGGAGCAATCCCGCTAACGAGGAAACCTAAGTCGAATGATATGGCAATCTCGTGCTAAGCCTCTTTGAGGAAAGTGTAACGACTATCGGCTCGTCACCGAGTACCTCCGCTATTGACACGCGGGTGGGAAGCGCGCACCAACTCTATGAGTTGAAGAAATAGTCTGATTCTACGGGAAACCGTAGAGCAATCGGTTAGATAACCTTAAGCTGGGTAGACAAAAAAATATGCTTTTAGCGGCATAACACCATTGCTCAGCATAAACCTTGTGAAAACGGTGAAACTCTTACCGAGTAATGTCGAAGAAAATACCGTGCTAAGCCTCTTTGAGGAAAGTGTGACGGCTATCCCGAAAGGGAGTACGCTCAAGCGAGCGGAAGCGCAAGGCTCTGCGAAAGCAGATGAAGAGATAGCCTGAACTGTATGGAAACATGCAGCAGCCGAAAGGCGGTCACAGATTAGCGACCTGTGGCGAACATAATGTATGGTGGAACTAAAGAGGAAATGGAACGCCTCTTAAAAGATGCCGAAAAGCTGACGGGCAAGAAGTTTGACATTTCCAGTTATGCTGATATTGTTGAAGCAATACATGCCGTGCAAAAGGAAATGGGCATTGCTGGCACAACCAGGGAAGAAGCGGAAAAGACCATACAAGGCTCGCTCAGCTCCGCTAAAGCTTCTTGGCAAAATCTTTTAGTCGGCATTGCAGACGACAATCAGAATTTTAGCAAATTGGTTGACAATTTTGTTGACTCCGTTGTAATTGCGGCTGGCAATATCCTGCCCCGCGTGGAGCAGTCTTTAACAGGTATCGGAAAGCTTGTTGATAAGCTTGCGCCCGTGCTTATTGCAAAGCTCCCCGATGTAGTCAACAAGGTTCTCCCCGGACTGCTTGACGCAACGGCAAATCTTTTAAACGGTGTTTTGGATGTACTTCCGACGCTGATAGACGGGATAGTCCCGCCGCTGTTGTCCGCGTTGTCTGATGTCGCGGCAAAACTGCTGGAAACTGTGCCAAAGTTCTGGGACACGTTATTTAAAGCGATTTTGGCGTTTATCACAAGCGACAGTTTGCCGAAGCTGATAGAATCGGCAATTAATGCGGTAACTCAGACCATCATTGCTATTGCTAACACTTTGTCAGACCCCGCAAGCCTTAACGCGATGATAGAGTCTGCGCTCAAATTGGTGCTTGCGCTCGTTCACGGGTTGCTGGACGCTATCCCTCAGCTAATTGCCGCAGTTCCGCAGCTTGTCGGAGCTATCACGGCAACGATAATCACAGAGCTGCCTAACATCATGGCGGCAGCCGTTGAAATAATGGTAGCGTTAATCCATGGACTCATGGAAGCATTACCCCAGTTAATGGCGTATGTACCTAATGTTATCATAGCAATTACAAACGGGCTGTTAAACAATCTTGGAACACTGATAAGCGGCGGCGTTCGCCTCCTGCTGGCTGTTGCACAAGGCATGATTCAGGCAATTCCCGACATGGTTGCAATGATACCGCGAATTATCGCGTCAATCGTTGACACTTTCCGCTCCTACAATTGGGGCAACATAGGCAAAAATATCGTTGCCGGAATGAAACAGGGTGTTGCTAATGCTTGGAAAAACTTTAGAGAATGGTTTAAAAACCTTTTCGGAGATCTCACAAACATTGCAAAAAAGATACTCGGCATTGCCTCACCGTCAAAGGTGTTCAAGAAAATCGGTAAGTTTGTCACAAAAGGATTGGCAATCGGTATCAAATGGGGCGGCAAAGACGCATTTTCCGCAATCAAAGATGTGTCGCAAGGGGTCATTGACAATTACGGCGCGTCCGTATCAGCGGGATTTGGCGTGTCAATCGGAACTTCTGCGTCAAAAGGGATTTCTCTAACGCTTAATATCGACACATTTAATAATTACACGCAGGAAGATATAAAGAGCCTTGCAGAAAGGCTGTCAGAGATGCTTGCAAATGCAGCAGAGAGAAAGGCGGGTGCTTATGCTTAACGATTATTTCACATGGAACGGCAAGAAGTCCTCGGATTTTGGCATAATCATCAAGCACAAAGAAATATTTAAAGCACCCGTCCGCGATGCCGATTTTGTCGAAGTGCCCGGAAGAGACGGAGAAGTAATTTTAGACAACGGACGCTATAGGAATGTTGATATCACCTATCAAGTCCGCGTTAAAAATGTCAAATCAAAGCTGTTAGAAATAGCTAACTGGCTTTCTGCTGTGGGATATCAAAAGCTGGTTGACAGTGACGATTCTACGCACTACAGAATGGCGGCAAGAACCGGCTCTGTTGACTGGGACTATCTTGGAAAAGGCGAGTGGGCTGATTTAGAGATAGCGTTTAACTGCAAGCCGTGGCGCTACCTAACAAGCGGGGATTCCCAAATACAAAAGGCGGAGGCGTTCACGATTATAAACCCGACAAAATACGACGCATTGCCGCGAATGTCGTTTGTCAGAACTTCTCCTTATGGCGCAATTACAATTCACATCAACAACGAAAGCTACACCTTTACAAGCAACACCAGAACGCCGATAAGAATCGATTCCACCTTGCAAATTGCCGAGCCTGCTGCAAACGCGAATTTTGATGATTTTCCCGTTTTAAAGGCGGGCGAAAATTCCATAAGTTGGACGGGCGGCAATGTGTCGGAAATTTATCTTGCGCCGCACTGGCGTGAACTATAATCAGCAAGTCTATATCAAGGTGATAAAATGACTCCAATTCTTTTAAAAGCGGACGCAAAAACAAAAATAGGCTGGCTGTCTGAGTGTACCGGGTGTGAAGTGACGGAAGAGCGCAACGGGGTGTATGAGCTTGAGCTTGTATACCCCATTGGCGCAACCCATGCCAACGACATTGTGACGGACTGCTATATTAAGGCAAAGCCAAATCAGACAAGCGCAAATCAGCTGTTCCACATTTACAAAGTGTCAAAACCCATCAACGGCGAGTTCACGGTTTACGCGGAGCATGTCAGTTATATTCTGTCGGGCTATCCAGTGCCGACCGTTTCCGCGTCGGGCAACGCGCAAGTCGCGATAAACGCTATATTGACCGCCGCAAAAAATCAGCTTGGAAAGGCAACAGGATTCACAGTAGCGGCGACTAATATAACGCTCTCCTCGTCAATCAATCTTTCCAATGTCTCAGCTCGTGCGGCTCTCGGCGGCGTTCAAGGCTCTGTGCTTTACACCTATGGCGGCGAATACGAGTTCGATAACTACACAATCAAGCTGCATAAATCGCGCGGCAAAGACAACGGCGTGCGAATAGCCTACGGCAAAAACATGACGGAGCTCAAATGTGATGTTGATATGTCCGCGTCATACACTGGAATATTCGGCTATGTCAAAACAGACGATATCAACCTTACAAGCTCTTACAATGTCACAAATTCAAGCGGTATTTCAACGCGCATTCTTGTCCGCGATTTTTCTTCCGCCTTTGGGGAGAACACGCCGACACAAAGCTTGCTTGATGCAGCAGTAAAGAAATACGCAGAAGATAACGATATCAATTCTATCAAAGCTTCTGTAACCGTTTCTTTTGTCAACCTCGCGCAGTCGCCTGAATATGCAAATATCGCGCCGCTTGAAACCGTCAATCTCTGCGATACTGTCAAAATCTATCACAAAGAACTCAGCGTAAATATCAAGGCAAAAGTCATAAAAACCGTCTATGATACAATAGCCGAAAAATACACAAAGATAGAACTCGGCAGTGCTCGCGCAGATGTGTCAAGCATCATCTCGCAAACGGTCAAAGAGGCAACGGACGCTAAAAACATCGCAATTTCAAGCAAATCGGAAATCACGGAAGCATATCAAAAAGCAATAGCGGACGCAACAGCGGCAATCACTGGCAACAGCGGCGGATATATCAGGCTTAACCCGTCTGAAAATCCGCAGGAACTTTTGATAATGGATACCGCAAACGCAAGCACAGCCAAAAAGATATGGCGGTGGAATTTGTCCGGGCTTGGCTATTCGTCTACAGGCTACAACGGCACGTATAAAACGGCAATCACGCAGGACGGTCACATTGTCGCCGACTTTATCGATACTGGCACACTAACGGCAAACATCATCAAAGCCGGAATAATGCAGTCCGCAAACGGTGAATTTTCCTTTAACCTTGAATCTGGTCACATCTATGCGTCGGACGCAGACCTTACAGGCGTCTTTTGTGTCAAGGGCTCAAAGTATAATCTTAAAATAATCAACACAAGCAGGTTTATAGCGGCAGGAACTCAATTGCAACCTGTTCTCGGTTTAGAAAGAGAAATTGGCGAAACAAAATCGGGTTTCATCGGATTTGTTGATAGCCAGACTTTTCCCTTTTCGGGCTTGACTTATGACATTTGCATTGACAGTACAAAAGGTGTGCGTATTGACAGCGGTGATGCTTACACAGATGTTGTCTGTCAAGAAGACAAGGGTTTTCGCGTTCGCGGCGCAGAAAACAGCCTCGGCTCATCGAGGAAGTACCTTATTGTAACAAAGGACGAAACATCGATAAGCGGAACGCTTGTCTCAAATCATCTTAACGCTAACACATTTGCAGGGCTGACGCACTACCGCAGTTTGTCTGACGACAATTCAAATGTGTGCAGGGTGGACTTCGGGTTGGGCGTTCCACAAGCGAGCACTCCATCGGGAGCGATAGAGGTTAGGGACTCAAACAATACCATTACAGCGAGAGCTGATTTGTTTGCGAGCGGCACAGGCGGAGCGTCATGGCAAATTAAAGGCTCGACGGTTTCGGGGCGCATTTTTGTTGACACAAGCGGTATTTATGCCCAGTTCGGAAGCAACACAGCCGTAAAACTTGCATAACACTTGATTTTTATGTTAAAAGTGATATAATATAAATATAAAATCATTGGAGGCAACAATGGATTATAAAAAAAGACTGGAAGAGCTGCAAAACACGCTGAAATATTTTGAAGCGCAGGCAAACGCCACGCAGGGCGCGATACAGCTCTTGCAGGAAATCATCGCAGAGGAAGAAACCGATGACGGTAACGGAAATGGAAAATCTCGAAAAAAGGCTTGACGGAAGATATGTCAAGCAATCGACTTGCAATCAGAATCACAAGGAAATAGCGGGTAAACTGGCTAACGACGACAAGCGGATAGAAATCGGACTGGCAAAGTTAGGCGTTGTTGAAAAGCTGATGTGGACTATTGCAACGGCGACAATCGGAACACTTATTGCAACAGTGTTTGGAATTATTTTTAAATAACAGGAGGACGCAAAAATGGAGAAGTATTGTAACGGGTGTAACACAGAACACATTCCGCTTGCGGCGCACGAATCGGCAATGGCGAGAGCGGAGCGGACAATGCACAGATTGTGTACAGTAATAATAATTTTGATACTGCTCCTTTTTGCGTCTAACCTCGCGTGGGTTCTTTATGAAAGCTCATTTGAGGACGAGACTCAAATCGTTACGCAGGACGCGGACAACGGCGAAAATAATTTTGTCGGAGGCGATATAATTGGCGAAACAAACGGTCATAACTAAAAAGCGCGTCAAAAAAGTTGGAGGGAACACGGGATATAAATACTGCCCGACCTGCCACGGGAGCGGACGGGTCAAAAAGAAATAGGTGGATAATATGTTTTTGCCTGACGATACGCCGATTTTGTTTAAACTTCCTCGCGACAAAGAATATGCGGATATATATTTTATTCACGATTTGCACTATGGCTCGGAGCTGTTCAACGCAAAAAAGTGGAACAACTTAAAGGCACAAATAACCGCAGACCCTAACGCCTATGTCTGCTGGGTAGGTGATTTAATGGAGGACGCTATTCCGAACAGCAAGTCCGACATATTTACGCAGACCGCAAGCCCCGCGCATCAGAAGGAGTGGGTTACAGAACAGCTCTCTGAATTGAAAGAAAAGACCATAGCCGTAGTGCCCGGCAATCATTGTCACAACCGCGCCACAAAGACCTGCGGACTTTATCCTCTGTATGACTGTTGTTTAATAGCAGGAATCGGGGAAAAATACCGCGATACAATAGCGTTTCTGAACATAGCAATCGGAGAGATTAAGCCGTCAAGCGCAAAACAGATACATTATTTCGGGCAGCTGCAACATCAGGCAAAAGACATCAAATCAGTCCATTCTGCCGACTATACGGACGGCATAGACTTTTTCGCAAGCGGTCACGACCACGAAGCGAAAGACCGTCCGAGGGCAAAGCTTGTATTTGACAAGTATAACAACAAAATCACCAAAAAAAATATAGAGTGTATTAACTGCGGCTCTTTCTTGTCTTTCGGCGGCTATGGGGCAAAATCGGCGTATCGTCCGCAGTCTGACAAGCTTTATGTTCTGCGGATATCGGGCAAGAAGAAATCTATGCAGACAATAGGTTTTTATGTATGATTGATACAGCAAAATTATCCCGTGAAGAATGGGAAAATCTGATTTATCAGCGAATCCACAACGAAACATATAGGAAGATTATATCGCGCCGCTGGCTTGACGGCGTAAAGCAGGAGGATTTGGCGGAAGAATTTGGCTATTCCGTCCGACAAATTCAGAATATAATCTACAGGTGCGAGAAACTGATTATAAAATATCTGTAAACTAATTATAAAATATCTGTAAAGGGCTTGACATTGGTCAAACAATGCTTTATAATATCTAATAGTGATTGATTTTGGGTCACGATTACTCATTTCTTTATTTTTTTACCCTTCTGTAACAAATATTTCTGAAATGGCAGAGCAGCATCGAGAAATCGGTGCTGCTCTGCTTTATACTTGACTTTTTTGTAACATGTGATACAATATATATGCTTCATGCGTGTCTACAAAGGTGCTCGGCTTCGGCTGGGCGCTTTTGTTTTTTAAAAGTTCAAAAATACTTTAAAAAACTATTGACAAATGCAACAATACAGTATATAATATAACTGCAAAACAAAGAAAAGGAGACATTAAAAATGATTTTAAAATTTGCAATTCAAACAGTCTTTGAAATCCTGCTTGTCGTGGGTATTATCTATGGGTTCATCCACGAGGACAAACTTATAGCATTTGAGGATAAAATTAAAGCAAGCGTCAAGAACAAAAGGAGATGATTAAATGAGCATTAAAATAGGCGATTTTGTAAAAGGCATAACAAACGACTACAGTATTACAAACACAAAAATGACGCGAGGCGTAGTCGCTGATGTACGCGATGAAGGCATAGTGGTGCGAGTATTGAACCACAACGACGACGAAACTGGAATGTATATAGTAGACCCGGAAAAGTTTGAGGTTATAGGTCACCAAAAGCAATTTGACCGCGCGGAAGTGCTGAAACTTCTGAAAGATGGCTGTAAAAAAGCAATCTTAGATTATGACCTCAGAGGCGCAGACCTTAGCGGCACAGACCTCAGCGACATAGACCTCAGCGGCACAGACCTCAGCGAAACAGACCTCAGCGGCACAAATCTCAACAACACAAATCTCAACAGCACAAACCTCAGACGCGCAACACTCAGCGACGCAACACTCAACAACACAAATCTCAGAGGCGCAGACCTCAGCGACGCAGAACTTAGCGACGCAGACCTTAGAGGCGCAGACCTCGATTATTCTTGCTATCCACTGTGGTGCGGCAGTTTGCATCTCAAAGCTGATAAAAGGCTTGCTTGTCAGCTCGCGTATCATCTGTGTTCGCTACAGTGCGATGACGCAGATTATATCAAAATGCGCAACTCTATTCTCGATTTTGCCAATCAGTTTCATCGGGTACGCGAGTGCGGTGAGCTGAGAGAGCGGAAGATATAGACTTGTCTTAACAAAAAAAGCAAGCTTATCGCACTTGAGGATAAGCTTGCCGAAAAGTTTAAAAAGCGTTAATCAAGGTTTACGAGCTTTTGCAAAGTGGCTTGATAGAGATTTATATTGATACACTTGATAGCCTCTAAAAGCTCGTTAATTACCCCTAGAACAGCCGTTAAATTTTTACTGCTAATTATCTTATAAAACTCAGAATCACCCTTTACGGGCACATTTTGAGGGTCTGAGAGGGTGTGGTACAGCATGGCACAGTAAAGCGGCGCGAGTTTGTTCAAAGCCGTGAAAGAATTGTCATAATCCAATTCATACTGCGCCAAATCGGCTTTAATGGAATTGTAGTCAATCATATAATACCTCCAAAGTCAGAGCTTTCGCCCTGCCTTTTTGTCATTTTACGATATAGTTATAGTATGCCGCCATTTTGGACTCAGGAGACTTTGCGTCCTTGTCGAACAAAAAAGCTTTTGCGAGTTCCGCGTAAAACTCAGGAGCGGGCAGACCGTATTTTTTGCCGACCTCATAATAGTCGGAATACATCATATTGACTGCCGTGTTCCAGCAATAATCGGGGACTCTGCCGTTGTTGCCTGCCATAGCGTTTGTCTGTGCCATGTTCCAAACTGCGCCTGACGAGCCGTCTGCATTTTTCATCTTCTCGTTCCACGCTTCGCAGTCCTCGCGAGTCAATGCGTCGCAGCCTATATCTCCGAGAGCTTCCCAGCATTCGAGCATTCCCATGACCGCTTCGGCGGCGCGTTCGCTTGCGGGTCTTTCCATATAGTCGGAGATCTCCGCTTCGAGCTTTTTTCTGTATGCGTCAATTTTCTCTTTCATGCAATACCTCCAATTTTGTTAATTGTTTCGTCCGCTGTTTAAATGCGTTTTTTACAGCTTTTCAACCGATATTGCAAGATTGTTGACAACAGAAGCCGCACCTGTCAGGACAAAAGACAGAATAGAGCTGTCGCAGTCACAGACATTGCGGACTATAGCCGTTATCGCCATGTTGACCGTCGTGCTTGCCGCTGCTACAGTCTCAGACGCGGTTGCGCCGATTATTGCAACGCCGTCTTTCTGCGCGGTGATTGTCGCCGTTCCTGCCGCCGACGGTGTGACGGTTGCAGAAGCGTTGATAAGATAATAACCTTTTCCGGTCATTGTTATGGTGTTACCGTCCTGTCGGAGATTGCATCCATAGCGGCGTGCGGTAATGCCGACCGGAATAACACTGTTGACCGCGATTGTCTGTTCTGCCGTGTTTGTTGTGTAAATTGCTGATTTCGACATTTTATCAATCCTTTCTGTAATAAAAAACGGAGCGACTATTGCCGCCCCGCCGTGCCTCGCCGTCAGGGCGTTAGATGTTATTACCGCAACATCCGCCGCAGAACGGCGAATTTCCCGCGCTATAGGAATAAGACATCGGATAACGGACTACGCCGCAGAAGCGGGAATCCATTTCCAGACTCGAAACCTTATCGCGCAGTGCCTGAATCTCGTTGGTCTGAATCAAAGCGCGTGTTGCTTCGCCCTCCGCGTGGATAGCGGTAGCGATATCGCAAGTTTGTCTGTCAACCTGTGCCGAAAGATTAGCAGTAGCTAATCTGTTATCGCAGCAACAGGAGGCGAGCTGATTCTGAAGTGCCCTGCCTTCGGCGTTAATAGAATTATTAAGCGCAAAAGTGCTGTCACATATTCCGTTGCCGATGTTAGTCAGGCGGTCGTTGAGCTGCCCAAAGTGCTGACCGAAAAGAATCTCCTGCTGGCTTGCCGCTGTTGCGTACTGCCCGAGCTCGCCCTGACGGTTGCCCCAAAATCCGCCGCCCATGAGGACGACAAAAAGAAGAACAATCCACCATGCGCCGCCGTCAAAGCCGTCGCCGTCTCTCGTTGCGGCTGCAAGGTCAGAAAGTGAATATTCGTTCATTTGCAATCTTCCTTTCTAAAAATTTATAATAAACCGCGCAGTTTATTTCAAAAACTTCATCAAATCTTGTGCCTGCTGTTTATACTGGTTAAGCTGGCTCTCGGATATTTTACCCGTGTTTAAAAGGTTCTGCAATTCCTGCTGTGCTTTTTCAGGTGTCATTCCGCTTGCAAATTTCTTAAATTTCGAAATCATCGAAAAAAGGTTATTCTGTCTCCCGAATATGCTGCTTGCCATTCTCCACCATTCCTTTCAGCTCTTCAAATTCTTTTCGCGTCACATAGTCAGACGCTTCGGGTTGTGCGTCATCGCACGGAACAAATTTAAACTTGCGAATAGATGCGAATCCCGCGCCGTCTGTGGTCTTGATGTAAAAAAAATCCTCGTTTGCGTCGAACAAAGCAACGGAGCTGTTCGCGCCCATTTGATATGCCTGCGCGCCTTGGATTCCGTTGACCCTGACGATACCGCGCTCCAAATTTTGCGTACAGTTTTGATAATTTTGCGTGTAGTTTTGATAGTTAGGATAATTCGGATAATATGGATTAAACATATAATTCCTCCTTTATTTTTATTATACTTATATCGAGAAAAAAGTGAACGAAGTGAACACGAAAAAAGCGCGCAAAAAACTTTAAAAAAATTCAAAAAACTTTTAAAAAACTATTGACAAACGCAAACGAATAATATATAATATAGTCACAAGGTCAAGGAAGACCAACAAAATAAAGAAAGAGGTAAAAACAATGTTTATTTGCAAAGACTGTGGAAGCGTTTTTGAGTGCCCCGACTACACGGAGGAGAATGTCGGCGAATACTGGGGACAGCCTGCATTCCAGGCGATTGACATTTGCCCATATTGCCATTGTGATGAGTTTGATGAGGCAAGAAAGTGCGAAATCTGCGGCGAGTGGAAATCGGAGGACAATATGGAATGCGATGTCTGCTATGACTGCATGGACGAACACAAGTACGATTTTGACTATTGTAAGAGCTTGTGCGGAGACGAAACAGAGGCGGTGCAGATTAACGCGCTGTATGCGTCGCTTTTAACACCGCGTCAGATTGACATGATACTGCGCCGTGAATTGAAACAGGCTAACGCGATTCAGCCGCTGGACTGCACGGAATTTATCGACTCCGACCGCACATGGTTCGCTGATAAAATGATAGAGAAGGAGGCAAATAATGGAACACAAGATGATGGCCGTGCCGATGCCACGCGACGTGCATAAGCCACTACCAAAAGCACGGCTTCCAGTATTTCGGCATGATAACGGTCTGTACAGATGTTGTCAGGGAAAACAATCAAACTTACCGTCTCGGCTGGACGGAGCAGTGCAAAGACGGCACGAAGATGGGCGTCGGCTGTCCTGAATATATCTTGCTTTTCCGAAAACTTCCGAGCGATACAACGGACGGATATGCAGATGTCCCCGTCACCAAAAGCAAAGACGACTATACCCGCGCCCAGTGGCAGATTGACGCGAACGGTTATCAGCGGTCAAGCGGGAACCGACTTGTCACCCGCGAGGAACTCAAAAACGTGCCCGTTCGAGTGCTCGAGAGAATGTATCGTCAATATTCCCGCGAAACGGTCTACGACTACGCCGACCATGTAAAACTCGCTAAAGAACTTGACGAAAAAGGACATCTTCCCGCCACTTTCGCAGTGGTCTCGCCCGGCAGTTGGAGCGACGAGATATGGGACGATATCAACCGTATGCGCACACTCAACACAACGCAGAGCAGACGCCGTCAGAATCTTCATGTGTGTCCGTTGCAGCTCGATATCGTGGAGCGGGTAATCAACAGATATTCCAACAAAAACGACCTTGTATATGACCCGTTCGGCGGTCTTATGACCGTTCCGTACATGGCAATTAAAATGGGGCGCAGGGGCCACGGCTGCGAACTTAACCCCGACTATTTCCGCGATGGCGTGGGCTATCTCGAAGCGGCAGAAGCACAGATAGGCGCACCGACGCTGTTTGACTTAATGGAGGGAGCTTAACAATGAAACTGACCTGTAATACATACGACCTCAAGGCGGCTTGCGTCAAAGCTGTGAGAGTTATTGACAAATCGCCGTCTCCGGCTACAAACGGACTCTTGCTCTCGGCAGAAAGTGGAGTCCTGACCGTGACGGGATATAATCTCACGATCGGGATATCCGTCAAAATCCCCGCGATGATAGAGATTCCCGGAGCGATAATCGCGGACGCGAAGATTCTGACAAATGCAGCGGGCAAGCTCCAAAAGTTTGAGACGGCACTATCAACGGATGAAGATGTTCTTATCGTTCAGAACGGACGCTCGAATCTCAAGGTCAAAGGTATACCTGCGGAGCAGTACCCCGAGCTTCCAACTCCCGAAGACGGCACAACTTGCCGAGTTGACGGAGCGAATCTCGTCAAGCTGATTAAAAAAACCGTGTTCGCTGCCGCAGATGATAAGGGCGTGAGAATGACCATCTCCGACAACCTCAGACTCTGCGCGACTGACGGGTTCACACTCGCCGAGTCAAGCATACCGTGCGAAGAGGGGACAGCACCGAGCGCAACGGCAACAATTCCGCCAAAGGCACTGCTCGAGCTTTCGGACGCGACCGACGCGGTCGAGATATCCGTCTCAAGCAAACATTTTATAGCGCAGACCCGCGATTATACGCTGTTTTCGCGCCTTATGTCTACCGCGTGGGAAATCGATGTGGACAAGATTATTCCCAAAAACACAGCTTCGGTCAAGACGGATTTTAAAGCCCTCACATCTGCGCTCGAAAGAGTTCAGATTCTCGCGAGCACCGAGACACAGCCCGTCAAGATGTCGCTCTCAAGAGATGCCATTGAACTGTCTGTGAGGACGACGATAGGCAGTGCCACCGACTCAGTGACGGGCGAGACCGATTCAGACCTCGTGATAGGAATCAACGCGAGATATCTCGTTGGAGTGCTTAAAGCGGCTGAGACTGACAGCTTTCTTGTCAGCTCTCCCGTGTCTCCGTTGGTATTCAAGGACGATTCAAGCACCTATATTTTACTCCCGGTGCGACTGAGGGAAAGAATATGAGATACAACGACGCAGACCAAACACCGCCCGTTCAGACAACGGCGGCACAGGACGAACAAATAAAACAAATGACAGCAACCGATTGTATCAACTACCTATTTCAAATAATGAAGGGAGAAACAAAAAGATGAAGCTATATGAACTCGACAACGAATACCTCGATTTTATCGCAGCTGTCGAAGATGGGACAATCCCGGAGGACGCTATCGAAGATACCCTCGAAATGCTCAATGGCGACTATAAGGACAAGCTGGACAACACCATTTGCGCTATCAAGAATTTGACCGCCGAAGCTAAGATGATAGACGAAGAGATAAAAGCTCTGACGGCGAGAAAAAAAGCAAAAGAAAACTCCGCCGACTATCTTAAAAGCTGCGTGTCTCGCTCTATGCAGTGTAGAGGTGAAACCTCTTTCGAGAGCGCGAGAAACAAAGTCGCTTTCCGCAAGTCTGAACGTCTCGTAATCGCAGATGAAGCCGCATTTGTGGAAAAATATCCGGAGTTTGTCACATTTACCCCGAAAATCAGCAAGACCGATGTCAAAACGGCGGTCAAGTCCGGCGAATCGTTTGACGGCGCGGACATTGTGGAAGTTCAAAACATTCAGATTAAGTGAGGTGCAACATGGATAATCTTGAAATTTACAGCAGGGTTTGCGAAGTGCCTGGCAACGCACAGAAGAAAATCGCGGCGGGTCGTCTCAAGGGATTTACAGACATTAACCCGATGTGGCGCATTAAGAAGCTGACCGAGCTATTCGGGGCTTGCGGCATTGGCTGGTATACCGATGATATCAGGCACTGGCTCGAGGACGGAGCAGATGGAACAAAGACGGCACATGTCACGCTCAACCTCTATGTTAAGGAAAACGACGAGTGGAGCAAGCCCATCTTCGGAATTGGCGGCGCGTCGTACATATCTAATGAAAAGAGCGGAGCCTATACCTCCGACGAATGTTTTAAGATGGCGTACACCGACGCGCTTTCCGTCGCATGTAAAGCGTTAGGCTTCGGCGCAAACGTCTATTGGGCGGCGGGTAGGAGCAAATACAACTCTCAGAACACCCCGTTGTCACCCGCAGACGAAAAACAAGACTGGAGCAGGAGTGCCAAAAATACCGCCGCAAACAACATTATAAGCGCACTTGCGAAGGCGCGCGGGAAAAGTGACGGCGAAATTTTAAACGCGCTTATGCGGCAAATATCGAAGCCTGATGGCACAACGATAGAAAACCTTGAATATGATGACCTTATGGACGCGATAAAAATTTTGAACGACTGGAGGCTGAAAGTGGATGGAAGTAAAAAATCTTGACTGGTTTCAGGACAGCGCGGGCTTCGGTCTGCGCGTGTCCGTGGACTGCCCGAACTATGCGAAAGAGCTTGTTGACGCTTTTAAATCCGACAACAGACCGTATGAAATCGACATAAGACCCGCAGGGGCTAAAAGGAGTCTTGACGCTAACGGATATTTTTGGGCTTTATGCGGCAAGCTTGCGGCAAAAACGCGAGTGCCGAAATCGGACATATACAGGAACTATGTCAAGAATATCGGCGGCAATTATGACACGTTTTGCGTGCAGGATAAGGCGGTGCTTCGGCTTGTTACGCGGTGGAGCAAAAACGGTTTGGGCTGGATTGCAGAACCGTTTGAAAGCAAAATACCCGGCTGCACAAATGTCAATGTGTACTATGGCTCGTCTACCTACGATACCGCGCAGATGTCACGCTTGATTGACCTCGTTGTCTTTGACTGCAAAGAGAACGACATAGAGACGATGACCCCCGACGAACTGGCAAAGCTGAAAGGCGCGTGGACGAGTGAATAGCATTATGCAGACGGAACATAATTGCTTTTTTTTGTGGGCGCGCTGATTGGCTGGAAAAGCACCACATATTCGGCGCGTCCAACAGAAAGAACAGTGAAAAATACGGCTTGACCGTGTATCTGTGCCACTGGTGCCACAACGAGCCGCCAAACGGTGTACACCACAACGCGGACAATCGTCATCGCCTACAGGAGTTAGCGCAAAAAAAGTTTGAAGAGGTCTATCCTGACCTCGATTTTATAAAAATTTTTGGGAGGAATTACAAATGGTAAGACGGAATTGCTTTGCTTACGGCTCGGCAACAGAAAACGACTGCAAGGCGTTAATAAAGCGCGAGTGCGACAAATGCAAGTTTTACAAAACCACAAACGACGGCGAAATTGAAAAGCTGAATTGCGAGCTTAGAATCCGCCGCGTATATGGAATGTCATCAAAAGAATTTTTAAACAGCAGGAGGACGAACGACAATGATTAACAATGTAACACTTATCGGCAGACTGACCGCAACGCCTGAACTTAGGCAGACCACCACAGGCAAGACGGTAGTATCATTTTGTATCGCTGTGGAAAGACGATTCGACCGCGCCACATCGGATTTTATCAACATAGTGGCTTGGAACAAAACCGCCGAATTTGTCAGTAGGTATTTTGCAAAAGGCGATTTAATCGCCCTGACTGGCAGCATACAAACGCGCAGGTATGAGGACAAGGACGGCAACAAGCGCACAGTGTTTGAAGTGCTGGCGGATGATGTCAGCTTTTGCGGTAAAAAAGAGAAATCCTCAGAGCCTGAGTTTGAAGAAATAAAAACAAGCGATGACTTGCCGTTTTAATTTGTGCCGAATGCGATTAATTCTAAAAAACGCTTGACATCTGCTTTAAAATCAGTTATAATAAAGAAGATGAGAGGTCAGGTTACAAGCCGCTTATCGGGTTGTGATATTGCGTACGAGGCGGTATCGCGGCAACAACAAAATATCACAGCCCACGCCCTTTGCGTCGATTAGCTCGTACCTAATCAATGCAGAGGGTTTTTACTTTAAAAATTTGGAGGAACAACTATGGACTTAGTAAAAAGCAAACGTTTTATTGTCGTTCAGGAGTTTATGGTGCGAGACTTGCGTCTTAAGGGCAACGAGTTACTGGTTTACGCTATTATCTTTGACTTTTCGCAAACCGAAGAGCAGAAATTCAGCGGAAGTTTGCGCTATCTTGCCGGGCGGACTAATAGCACGAAGCAGAGCGTTTTAAATAGTCTTAAGTCTTTAATGCAGAAAGGCTACATAAGAAAAGAAGAGCAGATAATAAACGGAGTCAAGTACTGTAGCTACCGCATATCAAAAAAATCGGAGGAAGCAAGATGAGATACACGATAGAGGGTTTTAGCCAAGAATATGCCATGACGCTCAAGAAGACCGTTGCGACAAGCAAGGGCGAAAAGACTATAAAAATTGACTGTACCGACCTTGTTATTTTACGCTGGTTTACGGATTTTTATCCTAATATGCCTAAAACGATAATCGACGGACGCGAGTATGTTATGGTTACACACAGCAAACTGTTGGAGGATTTGCCGATGATTGACATATCAAAACGAGCGTTCATCGACAGGATGAAAAAGCTGGTGGATTTTGGAATACTGGATTATCAACTTATTAAAAGGGGCGGCACTTTTTCGTTTTACACGTTCGGCGAAAACTACATACACTTGATAGATGACGGCAGGTCAAACGTACACGGGGCATGCGTTCAAACGTGCACGGGTAGTACATTCAAACGTGACACGGTTACACGTTCAAACGTACGCGGGGTATGCGTTCAAACGTGTAACAAAAATTCATCTATTAACGATTCATCTATTAAATATTCATCTATTGATAATAATAATATTGTCGAGAACGACAATGCCGAAGAGTATGATATAAAAGTCATAACAGAAATAATCGACTATCTGAACGAAAAAGCGCACAAGAATTACAAGCCTAACAGCAAAACAACAAAGAGACATATTAACGCAAGGTTAAACGAGGGTTACACCTTATCAGATTTCAAACAGGTGATAGACAACAGATGCGCAACATGGCTTGGCACGGACATGGAGCAATACCTACGACCTGAAACGCTGTTCGGCTCAAAGTTCGAGAGCTACTTGAACGCATCTGCGCCAAAACGCAGAGGGTCAGACGGGCGACTATTAGGTGAAAAATCAAACGGCTGGGAATTTGTATTCGGAGATGATTAACATGTTTGACGAACTTATCAATGAACTTGAGCAAAAATCAAAAGAAGCTATCAAGACGAACGAGGGCGACTATATCGAAAATAATCTCCTGCACTGCGGCAAATGTCATACGCCGAAGCAGTGCGAGGTCATTATCTGCGGCAAGCTTCGCCGCCCGTACTGCTTGTGCAAATGCGAATCCGAGCGTGTTAAAGCAGAAGAGCAGGAGAAGAAACAGCGCGAAAGAGAAGTAAGGATAGCCAAAAGGATAGAGATCGCGTTTGACGATTCGACGATGCGCGAAATGACTTTTAAAAAAGACGACAAATTAAACCCGAAGCTGTCGAACGCATTTGAAAAGTACGTTGAAGACTTCGCGGCAATGCGAGACAGAGGGCAAGGGCTTTTACTGTTCGGGGAAGTCGGATGCGGAAAAACTTATTATGCGGCGGCTATCGCGAATGCCCTGCTTGACAAGGGATATTCAGTCAGGTTCACTAACTTCGCGCGAATAGCAAACGAACTCGGAGCGACATTTGACAAGCAGGATATCTTTGACGAGTTAAACAGTTATAGTCTGATGGTACTGGATGACCTTGCGGCAGAAAGAAAAACGGAGTATATGGCGGAAGTCGTGTACAATGTCATAGACGCCAGATATCGCGCGGGACTGCCGGTGATTATAACAACTAATCTGACAAGAGAGGAATTGCTGTACCCCGCAACGATAACAGAGCGGCGCATATATGACCGCATCCTCGAAAAGTGTGTAGCGGTAGAGGTCGAGAACGAAAACCGCAGGCAAAAGGATTTAGGCAAAAGTCAAAAAGAAATGCGTGAATTTTTAGGATTATAAGCAAAAAACTATTGACAAAAGCGGCGCAATGATATATAATATAATAAAAGGAGGCAAACAAAATGAAAATAGTTTTAGAAGATGGAGCATACAAGCCCTACAAGGCACACCCCAATGACGCAGGATTTGACCTCATGGCAAGAGAGTATAAGATAGTCCCAGCGCAGGGAAGCGCGATATTTGACACAGGCGTACATATCGAGATACCGCAGGGGCTTGTTGGGTTTCTCAAGAGCAAGAGCGGTCTTAATGTCAAGCACGGGATAACGAGCGAGGGAGTTATCGACGTGGGCTACACGGGCAGTATTTGCGTCAAGCTGTACAACAACACCCGGATTCCCTACATGGTTGAAAAGGGCGATAAGATAACGCAGCTCGTCGTTTTGCCGATTTTTATCGACGAGCTTGAAGTCGTTGATAGTCTCGACGAAACGGCACGCGGCAATAACGGATTCGGTTCGAGCGGGAGGTAAAGAAATATGTTTGAAGTTAATTACAAGGACGATGCCGGAAAACGGCAGGATTCCCCGGTTTACGCCGTTGACGAAAAAAACTCGCGATTTTTACTTGTAAATGATAACGGACGGTTTTTTTGGATAGAGATAAGCAAATGCCGCGAAGGAGGGAGTGACTGTTATTATTATGATAAAGATTGAAAATGTTGTAACTCAGTCTGCTGAACAATGGGAGGTAGAAGCATGAGAGTTTATTTAGTTGAAAAAATATGTGATTATGATGAATATGGTGGCACAGAGGTTGTTAAGGTATTTTCCAATGAAAAATCCGCAAGAGAGTATATAAACAAGCAACCTGATGCGGGTAGCTTGTTTATGCTTTGGGATGGAAGAAGAGTACCTATATATTATGTTACTGTGTTTGAGGTAGAAGAATGACCTGTAAAGATTGCATACACGATGAAGTTTGCTATATGCGGGAAGTCTGCAACGACATCGAAACGCAAATAAAAGAGCTTGGCTGTATGGATTTCATTGCTCGCGCTGATGTGCAAGAGGTTAAACATGGCAAATGGATTGAGGATGGCTATTGCGATATTCCTTGCGTGTGCTCGTGCTGCGGAGCGGAAGCACAATATACAAGCACCTTTAAAGAAACACTTGAATATGATTGTGAAGAAAACTTGTGCTCTACAGGATATGAAGAAACAAGAAAATATATTAGAACACCGTTTTGTCCGAACTGCGGCGCAAAAATGGACGGAGGTAATAACAATGCGTGAGATACTGTTTAGAGGTAAAGATTTTTCTGGAGTCATAAATCATAGTTGGTGCTTTGGCAGTTTGGACACAACTGAGGACGACATAGCAATAATTATATATCCCGATAGGTTTGGAAACAGATGTCAAATTTTTGTTAATCCTGAAACTGTGGGACAGTACACAGGTCTTAAAGATAAAAACGGCACAAAGATTTTTGAGGGCGATATAGTAAAGAGATTTTGGTTCGGCAAAATGCGCATTTATCAAATTGACTATGATAACGGTTTCGCAAGTTTTATCGGGCGAGCGGGCATGGAATATACAACATTTGACTATGATTCGGAAGAGTTTGAGGTTATTGGCAATATCTATGATAACCCCGAGCTATTAGGAGGTGAAACATGAGTTGCAAATATTGTGAGGAAGTTTTGAGCTGTTAGGAGGTAAAGAATGAGTGACTATATCGACCGCCGCGGCAAGCGAACACTTGCAAATTGTTCGCTTGTCAAAAAGCAGGTTAAATTAGGTGTTGGCAAACCTGAACAATACTACAATCTTAATAAATGCTTAGGTTATGCAAGGGGTGACAATGATGATGAGCCCTGCGAGCAATGCAAAAGATGTAGGTTTAATTTAAGTTTAGAGGAGAGTTGATAATGGCTGATGCAGATAGGTGCGTTTGTTGCGGAGAAATAGTCCCCGAGGGGCGGCAGGTGTGCCCGCAATGCGAGCGCAAAAGATACATTTACACTATCCCCGATATCCCGCCGTCTCTTAACAGGTTCGCCGGGCGTGAGAATGCATGGACGTACAGAGCGGACAAGAAACAATGGCAAGCCCTTTGCGCGGTGTACTGCCGCCCGAAGCCGTCCGAGCCGATTAAAAAGTGCGTTGTTAAAATTACATACTTTTTCCGCACAAGGCAACGGCACGACCCTGACAATTACAACGGCAAGTTTATCCTCGACGGCTTGCGGGAAGCCGGAATAATCGAAGATGACAGCTTTTCAAATGTCGAGCTTCAGCTCTGCGGAAGCTATGACAAGGAAAACCCGAGAACAGAAATAACGATAAAGGAGGTTTAACAATGTACGAAGCGATGATTGACTTAAAGCGCGGCGATTGCCTTGAATTGATGAAAGACATCCCTGACGGGTCGGTGGATTTGGTGCTGACCGACCCGCCGTATGGGACAATGAAGAATTTTGGAAAAAGTGAAGCGGCAAAAGAAATAGGATATAAAGATTGCGAATGGGACGATGTAATTCCTATTGACAAAATGCTTGCCGAAATTAGCCGAGTTTTAAGGCAGAACGGAAAAGCGATTATTTTTGGTCAAGAGCCTTTTACGTCAAAACTCATTACATCAACTGTTGCTTCTATTCCGTTGTCTTATAGGGCAATTTGGTTAAAAAATAGCTTTGGAAATATGTTTATGTGTAACAAGGCTATGGTAAATAAATTTGAGGATATTTGCATTTTTACAAAACTTGGACACGATTATTGCGGAGAAAATCCGTTGCGAGAATATTTTAAGAAAGTTTTGAATTTTATCGGTGCTAAATCTTGTGGGGAAATAAATGCAAGGTTAGGACGCAGAAGAGCCGAACACTGCTTTTATGTGACAGAGGGCAAAAGAGCAGTAAAAAATGCGATAGGTGGAAAAGCAGACCATGCGACACGAATTGGGTCAAGTCAGTTTGAGCTATGCACCGAGCAGACTTACAAAGAAATTGTTTCTGTTTTTGAGATTGATAAAATGGACGGGTTTCTTCCGTTTGATGTCTTGCGTGAAATAAACGAAAATTACAAAAACAAAAATCAATCTGTTTTTAATCTTTGGCAAGGTGGCAAATCAAAATCGAATGTGCTTGAATATGCAAAAGATAGTGGAGGTTATCATCCTACACAGAAACCGGTTGCGCTTCTTGAAGATTTGATAAAAACTTTCAGCAACGAGGGCGACACTGCGCTTGACTTTACAATGGGTTCAGGCTCGACGGGCGTTGCTTGTGTGAACACAAACCGCCGATTCATCGGCATTGAACTGGACGACAAATATTTTGAAATAGCGAAACAGCGGATTAATGCCGCTATTTGTGACAAAGAACGAACAGAAATAACAGTAAAGGAGCTTTAAAAATGGATTGCAGCAAAACGATAGACTTTTTTGCCGAACTTAAAAGACTTTGTAACTCGCGTACTGCGTGCGAAGCTGTCAACGCCTCCGACGAGCATTGTCCGATGCTTGATTATTGTGCAGACTCTCTTGTGACACAACGCACCGAAGAAATTGCAAAAGCAATCGAGAGTCTGCAAAAATGGAGCGACGAACACCCGAAGAAAACATACGCACAGGACTTCTTTGAGAAATTTCCAAAAGCGCAGAGCGGTTCTGACGGAACCCCATTTGCGTGTAGAAAAGAAATCTACGGCGGAGCACGCCGGACATTTGAGAACTGCGATTACACGGGGACTTGTAAGAACTGCTGGAACGAACCGATGGAGAAATGACAATGTACGAAACAAGAGATGCAGCGCGCGAGCTGAGAATGCAGGGCTTGACATTTGCAGAAATAAGCAAAAGGCTTGGAGTGTCAAAACAGAGAATCGCACAGTGTTGCGCTGGGATGAATCCCGAACAGACGGCTTGGGCTTGCCACAAGGAAGACCTTGACTGCATAATTTACGCGGGCTTGAAAAAGTGGATGCTTGAAAACAGAGTGTCAGTACCTGAGATGATGCGCAGAATAGGACAGGACACAGGGAGCAGGCGTTCTGAACACTTTAAGAACAGACTAAAAGGCAAAACGCAATTATCGATGACCGAGATTAAAAAAATACTTGCCGTGACTGGCGGAACATTTGAACAAATGTTCTCAACCGATTGATTTTTATTGCTGGTTATGATATAATATTATAAAGAGGAGACTTACAAATGGCTAAAAGAATTGCTACTATAACAATGGCATCGATATTAATTGTGTTTATCACAATCGGATTTGCGGGATGTAGAGAAGCTGACAAGGTCAATCACAATATGAGCCTTGCCGCTGATAACTTTAATTGCGAAAGGCGCATTACTGTTTACAACGCGCGTACTGACAAAATAGTGATGTACGCCGAGGGCTACATGAGCATAAGCAACAATGAAACCGATGAACTTGTTGTGACTTGCAAAGTAGGTCCGAACGAATACAAAAAGAACTATATTTATCTCAACGATTATACGCTCTATGTTGTGGAAGATATAACAGGCACACATGCTGACCCGTATCACTATGTTGTAGAATTTCATACTGAATTTCCTGTCGATGTGGATGTTAAACCCTAAAGGTGCAGGAAAAGGAGAGCGTGAATGCTTAGAAAAATAGCAAAGGCACTTGAAATATGTGTTAAAATAAGCCTTGCGAGGTGATATAATGGCTAAGAAAATGCCGGAGGGCAGACCGTTTACAACGGAAACGGCTAAAGAGTGTGGACACAACGGAGGAAAAGCGTCGGGGGAAGCGAAACGCAAAAAGAAGCTTTTAAAGGATTGCCTTAATGAGCTTTTGGCAAGCGAAATAACCGACAAACACGGAGTGACAAAAACGGGAAGCGAAGTTGCAGCCGTTGCACTGTGGAACAAGTTTATGAAAACGGGAGACCCGCGAATTTTTGAAGTGATACGCGACACGGCAGGCGAAAAGCCTGTTGATAAAGTGGAGCAGGTCACGGAGATAAAAGTGGACTGGGAAGATGAAAATAACGATTAACAAAAAAGGAATATTGCCGTGTTACTTGCCGTACATGAGAGACTATAAGACGCGCGTCAATGTCTTTTACGGCGGCGCAGGTTCAGGCAAGTCCTATTTTTTTATGCAGAAAATC